AAAAAGAGTACAAATATTTGATGAAACAGGTTTAGCAACTAAAGTAAAACGAAGCCACGCATACGCAGGACCAAGATATGGAAATCTCAATAAATGGGCAAATACAGTTTACGGTACACATAGCACGGCTTCAGGAATTACATTTGGAGAATTAAATAAATTGAGAGTTTTTGGTACTGGAACAACTTTAGATGAAAAGGGTGCTATATTTTTACTGACTTCAAATGAACATGGTCAACAAATGAAAATGAATTTTGCAATACCTACAGAAGTCGCATTGAGTGCTGAATTGTTTAGTAATACATTGGTTAAATTTGATACAGACCAGGTAACTTTTGATGACACAACACCTTAAAAATTCTTATAAATAGTATAAAGAGATAGACAAATATGGCAAAACAACTTATCAATAGAGGAACATCAGCTAACGACGGAACAGGTGATAATCTCCGTGCAGGTGCTAATAAAGTAAATTTAAGCTTAGATGAAATATATACTGCTTTAGGTGATGGTACAAACCTTAATCCTACTATAAAAATACAAGATACTACATCTACAGAATTATCTTTACAGGCTAAAGGTGATGTCTTTAGAATTGCTGGTGGTACTGGTATTAATTCAGTATTGCAAGGAAATGATTTAACAATCACACCTGATTTATCAGTTCTTCTTTCAACAAGTAATACAGCAACCATGGTAAGTAAAACTATAAGTGGTGCTTCAAATACTTTAACAAATATTCCAAATAGTGCTTTAGACACTATCGCAAATTCAAAATTAGCAAATTCAACAGTATCAATTCTAGGAGATGATTTATCAACACAACTAATAGATTTAGGTGGAACAATTGAATTTACTGGTGGGTCAGGTATCAATACTTCTGTTTCAGGTAATAAAATAACTTTTGAAACAGATGGTGCAATTGTAACCGAAACTTCAACAGATACATTAACAAATAAAACATTAACAAGTCCAAAAATAAATGAAAATGTTGCTGTGTCATCAACAGCAACAGAATTAAATATAATGGATGGTAGTGCTACAATTCAAGCAACTGTAACTTTAGCAGGAACAGATGGTGTGGTTATAAGTGATGGTGATACAATGAAACAAGCATTGGTATCGGATTTTGATACTTATGGAACATCAACAACAAAAGCATTAACAAATAAAACAATTGCTTTAGCAACTAATACTATTACAGGAACAACAGCAGAATTTAATACTGCTTTGTCAGATGGAACTTTTGTGTCACTTGCTGGTACTGAAACATTAACAAATAAAACTGCTGATTGGACATCATCAGGAAATAAAATAAGATTTGATTTTCCTTCGTATGGTTTATTACCAGTAGCCACTACTTATCCAGGGTTATTTGCTATGACAGCAGGTGATGAAATACCTTATTATGCAACTACTGGTGGATATGTAAGAATATTATCTGAAAATGATTCAGTAGGAAAACTATCTAATGTTGATATAACAGGTATAGTCGCAGGAGATATTTTAGTTTGGGATTCAAGTGGTAAATTTAAAGACCAACCTATTTGTACTACTGATAGCACAAATACAGGTGATGGTTCTACAGTAAATTTTACTGTCCAAGCAGATAGAACAGTACACAATATTTTAGTTTTCGTAGATGGTTTATGCAAGATACCAACAACAGATTATACAATTGCAGGAACAGTATTAACATTTACTGCTGCTCCGGCTAATTCAGCTAAGATTGTGTTAAGATATCTAGGTTAACTTGTATAAATATAGTAAAGGATAAAAAATAAAGATATGCCAGCAATTATAACATCAAAGTTTAGAATACATAATTCCGAACAATTCTCGGAATCGTTTAGTGAAGCCTCTGGAAATGTGTATTATCTAGGTATTGGTAGACCACAACCATTCACAACAGCAGTAAGAGCAGATACAAGAACAGATAACGAAGGTACAGATACAACACCTTTGACTCCTGTTGATAATAACAATAGTCAGTTTAATCCTTATGACGATATGTTAGCAGTAAAAAGAATTACACATGCTGAAGTTGCTTTTTGTATACCTAGAAGAAATTGGATAACTGGTACAGTTTATGATGATTATAGACACGATTATGGAGATTATAAAACTGGAACGACTATAGTTCAAGCTGCTAATTCAGGTGCTACTAATTTAAATGACGCAACTTATTATGTTTTATCAGCAGCTAGAAATGTCTATAAATGTTTAGATAATAATAGTAATGCTCAATCAACAGTAGAACCTACTGGAACATCAACAACAATATTAGCAACTGCTGACGGATACAAGTGGAAATTTATGTACACTTTATCTGCTTCACAACAAGCAAACTTTTTATCTACAGATTTTATGGCAGTTGAAACAGACTCAACTGTTAGTTCAGCTGCTGTTGATGGTGCAATCAATATGGTTAAAATTAAAACTCCAGGTTCAGGTGGTGGTGATGGAACATATGCTGATATTGATATTCGTGGAGATGGTTTAAGTGGAAAATGTACAGTTACCGTTTCAGGTGGTGCAGTCACAGCAGTTTCCGTGACAACTCCAGGAACAGCTTATACTTTTGCAACAGTAAGTAATGCTCAAATAGTTGCTAAAGGTGCAGGTGGTTTAGCAGGTGCAGAATTAGATGTAATGATGGAACCAAAAGGCGGACACGGATTTAATGCAGTAGAAGAATTAGGTGGATTTTTTGTAATGATGAATGTTAGTTTAGAAGGAACAGAATCATCTAATTCAGGTGATGTAACCGCAGCAAATGATTTTAGAAGAGTTATGCTTATAAGAGATCCATTAGATAATGCTAGTGCAGCTGCTACTTCGGTAACAATGAGAGCAACTAAAGGAGTTAATCTTACAGGAATTTCAGGTTCGTTTGTAGTTGATGAAAAAATTACACAAGCAAGTACAGGTGCAGTTGGAAAAGTTGTAGAGTGGGATTCAGGAAACAGTATTTTATATTACATACAAACAAGACACAATGACGAGGGAGTAGATAGCAACGGTAATCAAACAGCTTTTAGCGGCACAAATGTTATAACAGGTGCTGGAGGTGCAACAGGCACTCCAACAACCTCATCTTCAACAATTAATAATGTAGTATTTGTTAGTGGATATTCTGCTTCAGAAATACAACATGATTCAGGAGATGTTCTTTATATTGAAAACAGAGCGCCAATCATAAGAGCTGCTGACCAAACCGAGAATATCAAACTGATTATAGAATTTTAGGGAGGAATAAATGCCAAGTCCAACAGATTTTAACCTCTCACCCTATTATGATGATTTTAGCGAAAGTAAAAAGTTCCATAGAGTTCTTTTTAGACCTTCTTTTGCTGTTCAGGCGAGAGAGTTAACACAATCACAAACTATACTTCAAAACCAAATTGAAAGAGTTGGCGACCACCTTTTCAAGCAAGGTGCTATGGTTATTCCTGGTCAAGTTTCTATTGATACAGATTATACATCAATTAAGTTAACTTCAAAAAGTTCTACTACACTTGCAATATTTAATGGAACAACTATAACAGGTGGAACTTCCGGTGTTATTGCAAAAGTTGTTGGTGTTGCAGATACAGATGGTACTGACCCCGATACTTTATATGTAAAATATGAAAAGACAGGTACAAACAATACAGATGTAGTTTTTACAGCAACTGAAACAATTACTTCGGATGCTGATGGTACTCCAACTGCTGTTGTGGCTTCAACACATACAGGTTCAGCAGCTGCTGTTCAGACAGGTGTTTATTACATTAATGGATTTATGGTACAAGTTGATAGTTCAACTTTAGTATTAGACAAATATACAAACACACCTTCATATAGAATAGGTTTATCGGTTACAGAATCTTTTGAAACTTCTACAGGCGACCAAACTTTAAATGATAATGCAGCTGGTACTTCAAATGTTAATGCTCCAGGTGCTCATAGATTTAAAATATCACTTGCATTAGCTAAGAAAACTTTAGCTTCTACAGACGATAATAATTTTTTTGAAATTAGTAGAGTTGAACTTGGTAAAATTAAAACTATGGTCAGAAGTACAGAATATGCTGTACTAGAAGATACATTAGCAAGAAGAACGCATGACGAATCAGGTGATTATGTTTTAAGTAATCCTGATTTTGATGTAAGAGAACATTTAATTTCTGGAACAAATAGAGG